GTTACTGCTAAACCAAATAAGAATAGATTTGCAAAACCAACAAACATTAAATTCCATATATCTTTTAATAAAGGTATGAATCCTTATATTGGATTAGAAGAATATATTAGCTGGGATACTTGTGGAGTTGAAAGAGGGAGATTTATAAATGAAAACGCATTTAAAAAATTAACTGATATAGGTAAGGCTGAGTGTAGAGAGCATACTTATACAAAGGATGATAAAGAAGTTACTATTTATTTTCAACCGGCAGCAACAGCTAGAAAGATTTGTGTAAAACACCTTAATGATACTGTTGATCTTAATCAATTATTTACACCTGAAGTTTTAACCGATGATGTATTAAAATCATTAGAACCTATAGTTGCCGCTAAATTTAAATATGGTGATGAAATTGATGTTGAGAATTTAACCGAAATGCTAGAAGCCGATGTTACCGAAAAATCTTAATACTGCAAAACTTAAAGTAAAGCACGTATTAGGAAATCATACAACATTACCAAGCTATCCAGATGCTGAGGATATTATATATGAACTAATACGAGATTATTGCGGAAAGGTTGCACAAGAAATTAAATTCACTAATGTATCCTTAAAGAAAAAATATAGCCTAGATGATGAAAAGGCTAATGCAATAATCATGAAACTTAGAAATGATAAAATTATTAAAGTATCATTATCTAACTCTGCTTATACTACATATGAAGTCATCATAAACCCTTACGAGTAAACTAAATATAGCTTTTGCCATATAAAAATAAACAAAGATGAATTCTAGTACAGACCACGAAAAAATATTTTTTAATTATTTTCTTAAGAAGCCACATTACTTAAAAAGTACTGGTCCAGGATTCTTTTCAAACAATGATTTAGATCATATAGCAAAATTATCAAAAAAGTTTTATACTGATTTTGGTGAAAGCCCTTCACGAGAACAAATGAAGGCTCTTATCAAAGATGATCCTAATGAAATTCCTGATAGCATAGTATCAAGTGTTTATGATATTAACATTAATGAATATGATCAGGATTGGTTAAAAAGAACTGGTGAATCATGGGTTAAATGGAAACATTTTGATAAACAATTAGTAAGAACTATTGAATATGTAAAAACTCAAGATGTATCACCAGAAAATGTTGAGGATGTAGTAACTCGTGCTATTGGTATGATCTCTACTGAAGGATCATTAAACTTTGATACTGATATTGGATTAGACTTTTTTAAACCGGAAGATCACGTACAGAGAACATCAAAGAAAATAGAAACAGGGTGGACTTTTATAGATAATGTATCAGGTGGTGGTTATGATACAAAATCTTTAATAGTTTATGCAGGTGAACAGAATATCGGAAAATCTATATGGTTAGCCAATGATGCTGCTAACTTTGTTAGGATGGGACATAATGTAGTTTTTATCACTGCTGAAATGTCGGCACAAAAGGTATTAAAAAGAATAGGTTCTAATTTATTAAGTATTCCAATGCCACAGTATGATGAGAAAACTGGCAATAGAGATTTTATGAAAAGACGCCTTGAGAAAATATCTCGAGGATTATTACCACCTGGTAAACTTTTTGTAAAGGAAATGCCAACTTCAAAAGGTACTGTTTTAGATATAGAAGCATACTTAAAAGATTTAGAAGAAGCACAAGATCATAAAGTAAATGTATTAGTTGTTGATTATATTAACATTCTTGCAAATTATAGAAATCCTAATACTGAAAATACTTATATGAAAATAAAACAAATTGCTGAAGATCTCAGGGCATTAGCCGTTAAGAGAGATATGTTAGTAATTTCAGCCACACAGATTAACCGTGGTGCATGGGATGCCACTGAAGTAAGAATGGAAAACATTGCTGAATCTGCTGGTCTTGCGCATACTGCTGATGTTATGTATGCGTTGATTCAAGATTCAATGATGCATGCGAATAGAGAATACTGGTTAAAGGTATTAAAAATTAGAGATGGTCAAGGTAAGGGTACTCGATGTAGATTTAATATTGATTATGATCACATGAGACTTACTGAAACTGATGATATAAATTAAAATAGAATAGAATATATGTGGGGTAAAAAGAAAAAACCTAAATTAGATGAAAACGGAAAACCAATTCCACCAAAATTAGCAGATAAAGATAAAATCTTTAATAATACTTATGGTGATCAGGATATAACCGAAAACAAAGTAAACTTTACTGTAGCTGCAACTTATGGTGATAGTATGGACCCTGATGATAAAATGCATTATGAACTTTTAATAAAAAAGATTGATAAAATTATTAAAGGTAGCGAATTTGAACATTTAAATGAAGCAACACCAGAAGGAGTTATTAAGAAATTAAATAAGGTACAAATCAATAGGGTATATTCTCATATCATAGAAAAGATAGGGGACGGTTATACAAGAGTTGATTTATTTAGTGTCATATCAGATTATTTTGATGTATTTTCCAACAAGTTTTATAATTCACTTTCTAACAAATACAAGGATGAACTTATTAAAGAATTAGACGATAAGTACAATATCCTAGAAAAAAGAAAAATAAGAAAATTATTTTAATATGGCAAGAGTTTGGATGGTAAGTGATTCACATTTAGGATGTAGATCAAATTCTGTATTATGGTTAAATATTATTGAAGATTACTTTTTTAATTTTTTTATACCTTTAGTAAAAAAGGAATATAAAGAAGGTGATGTTCTATATCATCTAGGAGATGTATTTGATAATCGCCAAAGCGTTAACCTAGCAGCACAAGATTTAGCAATTAGAGTATTTGAAGAATTAGGAAAGATATTCCCAGACATTCATATTATTGTAGGCAATCATGATATTATGAGAAAGAACTCTAATGATATAGCATCTGTGGATTGTTTAAAATATTTACCTAATGTTACTGTTCATAAGCAGCCTAAGATTTTAAAGTATGGAGATACTAAATGTTTACTTATGCCATGGAGAAGAGATCATGCTCATGAAAAAGAAACTTTAGATTCTATTAAAGAAAATATTGATTATATGTTTTGTCATACCGAAACGAGAGGTGTACAAACTTCTCCTAGTACAAAACATTTACATGAAGGAGGTAATGATGTTGGTATATTTAAAAGATTTAAAAGAGTATACTCTGGTCATATTCATTATAGACAAGATAAACAAAATTTTGTACTTGTAGGTAATCCTTACCAAATGACAAGATCTGATAGAGGCAATCAAAAAGGTATCTATGTATTGGATTTAGATACAGGTAAGCATGAATTCTTTATGAATAAGAGGAGCCCAGAATTTATAAGGTATTATATAAATGATATCTTAGAGATGCGTATGGAAGATATAAAGAAGGAAATAAAGGATAATTTTGTCGATGTTTTTATCCCATCAAATGTATTAGGTAAATATAACATTAATATGTTTATGGATTATTTAGATGGTGTTGCTAGAAAATTAGAACCTAGAATTTATGATGAAGAAAATCCTTATGATAGAGAAGATGGTGAGATGTCAGATTTTAACGGAGAACTTAACTTAATGAATATTGCAGCAGAATATATTAATTCTCTAGAATACGAAGAAGATTTAAAAGAAAGGTTAAAGGCATCGGTACAAGAATTGTACAAAAGAACATTATCACCTAACTATGAAGACTAAAAAGTAATATGAAAATAAAATCTGTAGAATTTAAAAACTTTGCAAGTTACGGAAACCGTACACAGGTCATTGAATTTGATAAAGATAAAAGTGATCTTTATTTAGTTCTTGGTGGCAATGGCGCAGGTAAAAGTACATTAGCAAAAGTCATAACTTATTTATGTTACGGTAAAGTAGAAGGTTCTACATTAAAAGATTTACCAAACAGAGTGAATGGTGCCCTTTGGGGTAAGATACATTTAGAATCTAAAAATAACACTGTTGAAATAGAAAGAGGAATTAATCCTGGTATTTTTAATGTTAAAATAAATGGATCTGAATATGATGTTGCAGGTAAAGTAAACCTGCAAGATTTTTTAGAAACAGAAATTTATGAAATACCATATCATGTATTTAAGAATGTAATTATTTTATCTGTAAATGATTTTAAGTCTTTTATTACAATGTCTCCTTATGATAAGAAAAGAATCATTGATAAGATATTTGGTTTTTCTATTATTAATGAAATGGCTGAATCTGTTAAAGAAAAGCGAAGATCTATTATTGAGGAGATCCGAACATATGATGACGAAATAAGAACTCTTAATGAATCAATAGAATCTGTAATTGATAAGATAAAGCATTTTGAAAAGGTTAGTAAAAATAAAGATGCTGAAAAGATTAAAGTTCTTAAGGAAAAGCTATTGCAGTTAAATGAAAATAGAAAAAAATTAAAAGAGCTTACGTCTGCAACAAAAGTTAACTTAGAAAAATTAGATGAAAATTCAAGAAAGCAAAACAATAAAAAATCAACATTAAATTCTAAGATTAATACTGTTAAGAAAGAGCTTAAGCTTTATGAAAACAATGAATGCCCTACATGTACAGCTCCTCTTAATTCTGATTTTCATCTAGATATTAAAAAGGAAAAACAAGATTCTTTAGATTTATTATTTACTGAATGGAATCAAATAAAAGAGGATGCTGAAAAGGCAGAAACTGAATTAACCGATCTCAGACAAAAAGGTAGAAAAATACATGTTAAGGTTGGTCAATTAGAAACTCAAATGGAAGCCATTAAAGATAAGTTAATTGAAATGGCTGATAAGGATGAGTCCGAATCAGGATCACATCTTAAACAACTAGTAAAAGATTTTAAAAACCGAAAAGATGATAAATCTACTGGTAAGTTAAAAAGTGAAGGTGAGGATTATTACTTAACTATCTTAGAGAACATAATGGGTGAAAACGGAATTAAGAATTTAGCCGTAAGATCTATATTACCTTCTTTTAATAACCACATACAATTAATGGGAAGAGAGATGGGAATACCGTTTGGTATTAGATTTAACGAAAAGTTTTATTGTTCTCTCCATCATTTAGGAACTGAAATTAGTCCTAAGACTCTAAGTACTGGTGAGAAGAAGAAAGTAGACTTTGTAATTATTATGGCATTAATAAAAATGATTAAGGTTAGGTTCCCTTCACTAAACATTCTTTTTCTAGATGAAATCTTCTCTTCTATTGACTCTGATGGTGTACACCATATAATTAACATACTTCATAATACAATACAAGATATAGGCCTCAATACCTTTGTTATCAATCATACTGTTTTACCGAGTGAATATTTTGATAAAAAAATTGAAATAACCAAAGACGGTGGATTTAGCGAATTTAACATTGAATCTATTGGATAAATAGAATATAAACAAAGACCAATGAATGTCAGCTTATAATCAAGAATTTAATAAAGATAATACTATCCTAAGGTACTTAGTAGTAGGTATGTTAGCAGAGCTTAGTAAAAAAGTTTATTACTACAATCAGGTAGATGAAGACACTTTAAAGAAAATAGAAGTACCTTTTTTCTATTCAGTATCAGGTAATGAAAGGTTTCTTTTAGATAACTTTATGTTTGATGCCGAAAAGGCAGGTAAGGCTGTTGGTGATTATGAGGTAGTTCCTCGTGGTATTATTCAGATGAATTCAATGTCAATTAATTCTGATGAGCAAACTAATAAATTTACAAGAGCTGAGTTTGTTAGAGAATATGAAGGTGTATTAAAGACATTTTCTTTAATGACTAATTTTTTACCAATAACTATAGGATTCGGTGTAACTATAATTTGTTCTAATAATTTAGAAATGTTAAAGGTTACTGAATCTGTTATGAGTAAATTATATAAAGGTACCTTATTTAATTGTGATTTAGGTATGTTTAGAGTAAACGCTTCAATGTCAGTTCCTGAAGAGTTTTCACAGGAAAGATTATTTGAATGGGGATTGAATGATAAAAAAGAATTCCAAGTTACTTTTGACATGGAGTTAAAATCATTTATGCCAGTATTTGAAAGTGGTATTTTATTACCTGAGATTGACCTAATAACTAAAGAATCAATCGCAAATAATCCTAATGCAAACGGTGTTGGTCAATTAAGATCAGACAGTAATGGTAATCTAGGAATTCAATTTGGTGGAGTATTACAAGGTATTTCTCAAAGTCTTACTGATATAAGAATGGCACCAGGAAATACAAGTATTTGGAGTAATGGTGGATTTAATTCTACAACCGATAAAGAAGTAGGAGGGCCTTTTGGCGAAAGTGCAATTAGTTCAGCTCCACCACCAGAAGAATCACAGGATAGTAAAAATTACAGAAATGCTAAAAAGGACGAGGAATAATTAACTCTAAGTTCTTAGAATATATAAAACAAATCAAATTCTATAATATGGAAAAAGTTATTAAAGAAGGCCAAACTCAAGTTTACACTGATGGTTCAATTGACCGTCAATATGGTGTTCAAACTGATGCACCTTACCTTAATGCACCACCACAGCAATTAATTGACATTGTTGGTGTTTTGTTTAACCAAAGCGGTAAAACAAAGCTAGATGGCAAAAATGGTAAAGTTGTTGAAAGTGGACCTATGACAGAAGAACAAGTATTATCAGTACTAGTTGGAATGGGTACACCTCAGCAATTAGCAATGAGTGCTATTAATGCCTTCAAAGGAAATCAAACAGAAATTACAGAAAATAATAATAAACAAAAAAATCATAACGAAATGAAATTTACAATTGCTGAACTGCACGAAAATGTTATGAAGAGCATTGAAGCTTTAAAGGTAATGAATTCGGATAACTCCAGAGTTTCTTATACAGCTAATAATGCCCTCAACATTTTAGAAGAATCTCTTAAGGCATTCCCAATGAGATTCAAAAACGAAGAAACTGAAGTTATCAGTGAAGAAATAGAAAACAGTGTTAATCCATTATTAAAATTTAACATTGCTAAAAACCTTCATCGAGATTTGGCATCTTCAGATTGGATTAATCCAATTAAAGAATTAAGATCTTATATAGTAGGTGCTTATAACGATACTAAATGGTCTTTTAGAATAGCTGAAGCTGTATCACGTACACAAACCCAAAAAGGTAAAATGTTTGAAGGTTTAGTAAATGATCTAGAAAGTTTATTAACGGAATCTTCTGATTCTATTAAATCTAAATTTTCTGCAGTTGCTGCAAAGAATCCATGGTCATTAGACTGTAAAAGTATTTTAAATGAAATGAAAGCAGAAGATGATAAGGCTACTTCAAATGGAGGCGGTACAATTTCTACTATCCTTTCACCAGTTTTAGAATCAGAAAACGGATTAACATTCCACTTACATGGAAAGAATTATAACTTTGATGGAAAAACAATTACTGAAACTGAAGTTAAAGATTCAAGATTCTTCGATGTATTAGAAGGTTTAGGAATGTTTAAAAATATGGATGGAACTTTAGTTACTTTCGGTGAAGGTAATGATAGAACATTAGAATATAACTTAGCTGAAGGAACAATTAAATTAGGAAAGACTGATTTATCAAATGCTAGTATAATTGAATTAAAAGAATCTTTAATGGCTCTTAACTTTTTCGGTTATAGAAATCAGTGGAAAATAGATAATGTATGTAAATTCTTTGAATCTGCTGATCTTCTTGCTGAAATGGATAACTTTACAAATATTACATCAACTGAATTTGAAAATTTATTTTTAACCATGATTGCTGTACAAGAAGGAGTCTATGTAAATAAAGTTAATTCTGCAATGCATCTAAACGAAATGGTATTAGTATCATCTGCAACTGAAACGGTTAAGTTGGTTAAAGAATTTATTAACTATGATGCTTCACCAATTCTTTCTGAAGAATTAATTGCTGAAAATGATGAGGCTGCTAAGATTGAAAAATCAAGAGCTGATATTTCAGATAAGATTACCTTTTTAGAAGAAAAGAAATCTAAAGTAAAAGATGCTATTAGTAAGCTTGGTGAAACTGAAGAACTTACTGAGGCTATGAATTTATTAGAAGAAGAAATTTCTAAATTTGAAAAATCTTTACAGGAAACTTATAGTAAATCAATAACAGAAAAAAAAAGTCGTAAAGAGTATTTAGACGACGGTTTTGTAGAAGCTGAGGTTAACAAGAACGGAAATGGTCTTAAAAAAGGTCAAGAAGTTATGGTAAGTGCTGAAGATTATACTTCATTAGGTGATAATGATTCATTAGAATGTATTGATCCTAAATCTGGAAAAACTACAATCTGCCCTAAGAGTCAATTAAGTGTTAAGATTTAATTAATCCAAATAAACTGAAGAGCCGGTAGTAAAATAAACTATCGGCTTTTTTTGTATATAATAATAAACAAAACGTTTACAAAATGGCAAGAAAAAGAAATTACCTAAATAATAGAGATCTTCTTGAACAAATAATTTTATCTAAGGAACAAGATGAGCTTACACCAAAGGCATTAGAATTCTTAATGCTATTAGCAGATAAATGTTCTAGAAAATTATCATATGCAAACCCTGATGATAGACAAGATTGTATAGCATCTGCTTATATGGATTTGTTTAAATATTGGAGAAATTTTAACCCAGAAAAATCTACTAACGCATTTGCTTATTTTACTGAAATATGTAAAAGAGGATTTGCAAAAGGTTGGAATAAACTACATCCTAGAAAATATGCAGGGACTGTTTCAATTAACGGTAGCGCTGATAGCGATGGTATTTATACAATATAATTTTAAATGAGCATTAAAAAGGTAAAACCTACTTCTAAGTCTGGATTTAAGCAAGGGTATTATAATCCTATTAATCCACGAAAGTATATTGGGGAGCATCCAATTATATATAGAAGTAGTTGGGAAAGAAAGTTTTGCCACTGGTGTGATCATAATGAAGAAGTAATAAAATGGGCATCTGAACCTTTCTCTGTAAAATACTTTAATATGCTAGACAAAAAGTTCCATAACTATTATCCAGACTTTTATATGAAAATGGATAAAGGTGGAATAATGGAAGAATTTGTTGTAGAGATAAAACCAAAGGCTCAATTACAAAAACCGAAAGCACCTAAAAGAAAAACCGCAAAGGCATTAAAAAACTTTCAGCATGGATATGAAACATATGTTAGAAACCTTTGTAAAACTGAAGCATTAAATAAAATGGCTAAACTAAGAAATTTTAAAGTAATGCTTTTAACAGAAGACTCTAAATTATTCTAATGGCATTAGTAGGATCCTTCCAAGAAGACTTAGATATTTACCTTGCAGATTATAAAGGTAGAACCGGCGCATCTAAACAATCAGATAAAGACCTTAAGACTATTGGTAGTATAGCAAAAGGAACATTGGATAACGGTAAAATGTATTCCTTTGAATATTTTACACCAGATGAAACTTTTTATGATACTTACCCTTTAGTATTAGGTTTAGGTAAAAGTGATAATAATCATCAACTAGGTTTAAATCTACATTACATTCCTTATGATGCTAGATTACCTTTTTTATCTGAAGTATTCAGATCATTTAAAAATGTAATATCTACCTCAATAAATAAAGCACCAAGTGATCCTGCTAATCAAGCGAGATTAGAACAATTTACTTATGATAATTTAAAAAAATCATTAGGTAGAAAATATAATATTACTTATGCTATTAGGCAATATAGATTAGACAGAATAAGAAAACCGAGAATGTTAGGATATGAAGATTGGTACATTGGCGCCGTCAATAATCAGAATCATTTTTTTGGCGGAAATATTAATGAGGCACAAGCATTATATTACAAGAATATATAAACAATAAAAGATAAAACAATATGGCAGGTTTTACTGATAGAAGAGGACCCTTAAGTACAGGTAATCCAGTAAGAAAGATTTTAAAGGATCTTTCTAATTTAGGCATGGCTTACGATGATATGATTATTCGTAATTCACGAGCTGTTGGGTTTACTGAAAATCAGATGGGTTACACGTTTAATCCAATGGGTTCAGATAGCGATGATATGTATAGCGCATTTGCTGCATTATCATTGACTGATACTACAATGAAGAAAAATATTTCTATCTTTGATAAGGACTATGAAAGAAAGAGAGATCAACTTAGAGAGTATGCAGTACAAGATGAGATAGAAGATATCTTAGATGTTATTACAGATGAGGCTATTGTATTTGATGAATCTAACTTTATGGCATATGCCCATTTTCATGGTCATATTGCAAGTTCCATTGAAGATGAGATTGGTGATGTATATAATAACCTTTATAATTACTTTGGATTTAATGATTCAGTTCAGCCATGGAATTACTTTAGAAAATGGTTAGTTGATGGATTCCTTGCCTTTGAGATAGTGTATAATGATAAACAGACAGAGATTATAGGATTTAAAGAATTAGACCCTATATCATTAATGCCTGGTATTGATACTGACACTGGAAAGAAACAGTGGGTACAATATAAAGGACAGGGTGCTAAAGAGAGAAAGTTATGGGATTCACAGATTATATACCTTTCTTATTCTCAAGTTAATTCTCCAATGAGAATATCCTATGTTGAAAGATTAATAAGATCTTTTAACCTTTTAAGAATTATGGAAACAACTAGAATTATCTGGGCTGTTTCTAATGCTTCATTTAAAACTCAATTTATTATACCCGTTGGTGGTAAATCTAAAACTAGAGCAAAACAATCACTTGCACAGTTAATGAATTCTTATAGAGAGGTTGTTGATTTTAACCAAGAAAGCGGTGAAATTGTAACTAACGGAAAACCAATGATGCCATTTAATAAAGAATACTGGTTACCATCAAAAGATGGAGAGGCGCCAGAGATTAGTACAATTGGTGGCGATGGACCTGATTTAGGTGATACCGAATCTTTAAAGTATTTTGCTGATAGGTTAAAAATGGCTTCTAAAATTCCTTTCTCAAGATTTGATAAGGAAGGCGGTAATACTTATGATATGGATGCCAGCGGAATGCTAAGGGATGAAATTAAATTTTCAAAGTTTGTTGATCGTTTAAGATCTATATTTCAGGAAATATTAGTTAAACCTATGTATCTTCAAATGTGCCTTAACCATCCTGAATTGAAAAATGACGTTGCATTTAAATCAGGATTAGGACTTAATTTTGTTAAAGATAATGTCTTTGAAGAAATGAAAGAGATGGAATTACAAACAAAACGAGTTGATTTTATTGGTAACTTAAAAACTCAGTTAAGTACGATGACAGCAGAAATGGAGGAAATTCCATACTTCGATTTAGGATTCTTGGTTAAGAGGTACGGTGGCTTTACTCGTGAGGATCTGAAGGCTAATGCCAGAGCAAAAGAAAGAGCTGATTTAGAGAAGGAAAATTACTCTGAAGCCGATATTGAAAAGATCCTTTTAGGTGCTGATAAAGCAGATTTTAAACCAGAGAAGAAAGAAGGTGCAGCTGATGAGGATCCATTAGCAGACCTCTAATAAAAACTTTACAGAGATTGTAATATATAAATCAAATAACTACTAGAAAATGTCAGGAAAAAAATTATTAATTCTTGAAAGACAAAAATCAAATTTAGATATAACCACTGGTGAAGACGGTTCGGTTGTATTAGAAGGTGTATTTACCGAGTTTGATGTCAAGAACAAGAATAACCGAATTTATGAGGAAAAAGAAGTAATGCCTCACATTAACGAATTGCAAGAGAAGGTTAAGACTAATAAGCTTTTAGGTGAATTAGACCACCCTAAAGATTTTGATGTTAGTTTAGCTAATGTCTCTCATGTTGTAGAATCATTGGATTATGATAAAGCTAAAAAGCAAGTTATTGGTAAAATAAGATTACTAAATACTTCTAAAGGTAAAGAAGCACAAGCTCTTATCAAAGATGGTATCCCTTTACATATTTCAAGTAGAGCTGCTGGTACAGTAGATGAAAATGGTAAAGTTAAAATTAAAAAGTTTTTTACTTATGATTTAGTTGCAGATCCTGGTTTTGAGAATGCTGAACTATCAAGAGTAAATGAATCTTTTGGCCTAAGTAATGAAGATGGTATATTAATTTACGAAATGGAAGAAACTGAAAATAATAACAACAATAAAAAAGATCTAACAATGGAAAATAAAAACTATGTATCCGTCGAAGATTTTCAAAAGTATACTGAATATGTATCTGGAGTTCTAAGTAATGTTAAGGAATCTACTAATTCTAACAATGATGAGGTAATGGAAAAACTTATTAAGTACACCGAGCATATTGCAGAGAAGGTAAATCAGGTTACTGATTATGCTGAATACTTATCAGAAAACTTAGACAAAAATATTTCTTACTCTGACTACTTAGCAGAGAATGTAAATTCAATTAAAGATTATGCTAGTTATTTAGCTGAAGAGCTTGATGGTAGTATTCAATATTCTGAGCATGTTGCTGAAATGGCTGACAAAGGAATTCAATATTCTAACTATGTTGCTGAAAATGTAGAGAAGAGTATTGATTATGCAGAGTATGTAGCAGAAAAAGTTGATCAGAATATTGCTTATTCTGAGTATCTTGGCGAAAATGTAGATAAGAGTATTAAATATTCTGAATACATTGCAGAAAATGTAAACATCCCTAATGCTGCTTCAATAAATGAAGGTTATGCTAATGAAGGTGCTATGCCAACTATGGAAGAAGTTTCAAAATGCATGGACGAAGGCATGACTTATGAACAGGTATGTGAAAAGTATCCAGATGCTGATAAAGGCAAACTAAAAGAAATGTGTGAATCATGTGGTAAAACTCATGAGACTGTAGATTATAAAAATTCTATTGAAGAAAAATTAGAAAAGTTAATTGCAGCTGCTGAAGTTAAGAATGTATCTGAAATGCACTTTATGAATTTCTTAGGAGAATCTAAAAAGAATGAATTTAATTCTTTATCTACAGAGAAGCAAGCTATGATTGTAGAATCAATGAATTCTAAACCAATTATGTCAACTATACAAGCTGAAAATATTTGGGAATCTAATTTTATTGAAAAGAAAAGAGAATTAGATGTTGTTTCTGATATGCCAGAAAAATTCAAAGAAAAATGGAATAACCTTTCTGAGGCAAGAAAAAGCCAAATAGTTTCTGAATCAAGGTTTCACCCAGTTAGCAATCAATATGGAATTAATAATTTCTGGGCAACAAGAGACCTAAGGGATACTCAAATTGTTACAGAATCTATTAATGAAAGTAAAACTGCGGCTGAAGCTGCAAATACAGAAGAGCCATTAATAAATGAATCATTTAGAAATGACTTAGTAAACAAAATGAAATTCAGATTAGGTAGATAATCTAATCTAAAAGATATTAATCGAATGGTTAAGAAGAAAAGAACCTAGGCGATTAAATAACCGGAATTGAAAAATTCCAAAAATGCGAAAAATAAATTTTTAAAATGTACGCAAATCAATTAATCAACGAGGCTGAGGTTCAAAAGACCTGGGCCCCTATCATTGAGGAAAGTACTGGTATTACTGAAAAGTCTAAGTTATCTTGGATGTCAAAGTACTGTCACTACCACAACCTTAATGAAAGTGTATATAATACTGTACACTTAAACCCTAACATGAATGTTCAAGGTATGGGAGCAACTGCTTTTCCAAGCGATCCTACTACAATGAACAACTTCAACAACGGAATGACTAACGGTTCTGGAGACAGACCTTTTTCTTTGTTGCCACTTGCTATGCAGGTTGCTGCTCAGACTGTAGGTTTAGACTTAGTACCAGTTGTACCAATGCAAGGCCCTATGGGAGTATTAACTTACCTAGACTTTGTATACGGTGGAGGTAGAACTAGCGATGCTGGTGGAAAAGTAACTGACTCTGCTCCTTTGTTAATCAAAGTAGACGCTACATTAGCATCTGGTATTGTACTTGCTGTAGATACTAAATACTATGTTGGTACTGGTACTAACGCTGCTTACGAATTAACTTTTGTAGGTAAATCAAGAATCGATGGTTTCCCAATCTTCCGTGTAAGAGGTAGAGGTACAGATACTACTGCTGCTTTTGCACAAGGTCAAGAAGGTTATGAAGCAATTTATCAAGCTATCGTAGGTGGTCTAACTCCAACAGATTTATATTCTGATGATCCAGTAGCTACTTCAATCGGTACGTTTGCTGATGGTGCTGAATATGTTAAAGCTTTAGAAGATCATATTACTGGTTTCTCTGGTAATGCGTTTGAAGCTAATAACCCTGCTCCGTCTCCATTAACGGAATCAATTGCTGGTAACGATCCTTACCAAAGAGGTGAAGGTGAGTCTACTCCAGATAACATTATGGGACTAAGCTTATTCAATAAGTCTGTTGCTGCTAAAACTTTCCAAGTTGCTGCTGCCGTGACTAGAGAACAAGTTCAGGATTTAAAACAATTCGGAATCGACGCAGTTGCTCAAGTAGAAGCTGTATTGGTAAATGAATTAACTCAATCTATTAACAAATACATCTTGGATAGAATCTTCAGAAATGGAGCTACTAATGCAGGTAATGTAAGTGCTGTTGATGGATTAGTATTATCTGCTTCATTCGTGGCATCAGGTGCTGCTACAACTTCAATCTCTTTAGGAGCTGGAAATGGTAGTAACGCTAACATTGCTGTAACTGTTGCTGATACATTAGTTGGTGCAGGTGGTGAAACACAAGGATCATTACAACGTAGGTTGTATACTAAGATTCTTGCTGCTTCTAACCTAATCGCAACAAGAGGAAGAAGAGGACCTGCTAGCTTCGCAGTATGTTCTGGAGAAATTGCTACGGCACTTCAGGATGTTGCAGGATTCGTACCTTACCCACTATCAAATACAATCAACCAAGCTGGTGGATCTTTATATCCAATCGGTGCTTTGGCTGGTGTAACTATTTATGTTGATCCAAACATGGCTTGGACTGACTATAGAGTTGCTGTAGGTAGAAAAGGTGATGGTAATTCTCCTGGATTAGTATTCATGCCTTACTTAATGGCTGAATCTGTTGAGACAATCGCAGAAGGAACTATGGCTCCTAAAATCGCGGTTAAATCTAGATTCGCTTTAGTAGACGCTGGATTCCACCCAGAAACAATGTATTACACATTAGGATTCAACTTTGGTACTGGTGTATCAATCATCTAATCCTAGTTAGATATATTACTTTTAAAAAGGTTCGCTTAACGGCGGACCTTTTTTTGTTTTAATAACCTTAATATATAAAAAAATCAATAACTAGATATGAAAAGATTAAAATCATACAATCAATTTATAACAGAGTCTAATAAAGGTGTAGACGAAGGTATTACCGATATTAAAGGTATTGCAAGTAATCCTGTTAAATATACAAAGATTAAAAATAATGCCAAGAAGTATCAACAGACTAAAGTTCAAATAGCTTTAAACAATGTTGATCATGCTAAAAAGAAAGAAAAGTCTGCAGGTAAAATAGATCCTAAGCAAAAGGAGGTTTTAGATGCTGCAAATAAAGCTAAGAATCAAGCACTAAAAGATAAAGCATCTGCAGTTAGTCAAAGAATGAAAGACTTGGCTACATCTGACGCTCTTAAAAAGGTGGTAACTATTGCAACTACAAAATCAAACCTAGCGGCAGCAGAAACTGCGCTGAAGGCAGCAGATGGCGAAGAATCAAAACAACTTAAGATTAGAATTAAAGAATTAGCAGGTAAAGCTGCTGATGCACAACAGGCTTTAAAAGATTATGAATCTACTGGTGATAAAAAAGAAGTTGAATTGCCAGGTGAAAAGGAAAAGGCTGCAGCTGCAGAAAAGGCAAAGTTAGATAAAGAAAAAGCTGATAAGGCTAAAGAAGCTGTTGAAGGTGAGATTACTAAAGCTAAAGCTGCGTATGATAAAGTAAAAGACGGCGAAGATGAAAAGGCCAAACTACAAGCAGAAATTAAATTTAAACAAGCCCAACAGAAAAAAGCTAAGCTAGATGGCAACGATGAATTGCTCAAAAGTTTAGGAAATGACATCGGGGAGATTACGAAAAAGATAAAGGCTATTGATCCGAATGCTGAAACTGAAACAGAGACAGAGACTGAAACAGAGACTGAGACTGGTAAAAATGATCCAGGTGCAAAATTAGAAGCTGATATTAAAAGCTTTAATGATAACATAGAAGCTGAAAGAACTACAATGAATAAAGCTACCAAAGATTTAGAACAGGCTAAAAGAGATTTAAAGACTGGTAGAGGTTCTGAAGAAAAGGTTCAAAAGCTACAAAAGGCAATTGAAGATAGTAAAGAAGATATTGCTGAACTTAAGAAAAAGGAAGCTGATGCTAAAAAGAAACTAGCTGCATTAGTACCAGAATCTTTTAATCCATTAGAAGAATCTATTTCTGAAAAGTTTAGAAGGTTAACACAAAATATGCAAAAATAATTATTAATATGAAATGTGATTGTAAAGTATGTAACTGTGGAACATCATGTAGCTGTGAATGTTGCAACTGTTAAATAGACACTATGTATCGTGTAAGAAAAATTAATTTTGGATGGTATAAAAGGAGGCATGGAATTCTATTGGAGAATCTGCCTCCTTTGAAGCAAAAACTTTTATTAGAAAATAATCATATGAAATGGTTAGATTCTGATGTAGATGCATTTGAGATTATATTTAAGGTTGAGGATATGAATGAACATGAAAAAAATCCTAACCGTATACTTTGGAATCCTTTTAGAGAAACCTTTACAAATATTAAAGAATTAGAAAAAGACTCGGATTTAGTAGATTGGAATTGTGGTATTTGCAAAACTGAGATTAAATCAAGGATGGATTCCAGAAAGGTTGAAAACTTTGTATGTAATAAGTGCTCAGAGTCTCATAACTCATCAAATAAAAGAGTTGATCAAAGAATAATAGATTCGTCAATCAACTTTACTCAACACTGTAAATCATTATTAAAAGGAGAACAAAGGGAATTCATGACTTATGTTCGTAGATCATCTAAGGGATAATGCTTCCTCTATTGTTATTATAGGAAATGTATTAAGTCTTGATGTTGGGGATGCATTAAAAATTTTAATGTTCATTCCTTTAATAGATTCTTTTAGTACACTAAACCCTGGTAAAAAATGAGTGGTGTAAATTTTCTCGCTAGTTGCATTAACTTTATAGCCATCATGAAAATGGCTTTCTTTACCATTATTTGACATATCATAACCTAAAAGAATAATCTTTTTGGCACCTAGATGTATAGCTAAGTTTATTGCTGCATATCCACTATTATTACCATGAGCTAAAGCATTTGTTGCTGTTTCTAAACCAAACTTAACCCCTCTCTTAAGTAAATTAATATCATCCTTAAAATCCCTCCTCGGTGTTATGGTATATTTTAAACCTTTAAATTTACTTATCTCATCTTTAAACCAATCGTGAAATCTTCCATCTGTCCAATATACAACATCTGCATTAGGATAAAATTTTATTGATTTATTTATAGCTATGGTTTTTTTACCGTTAAGCAAGTTCCAATTGAAGTTTTTAAGAGAAGGCCCACCTCCAATTAAATAAACAGTTTCATTTGCCCATATCTTTGGTACATTAGAGTATTTAGCATTTGATAGTGGAATATTATTCCATTTTCTTTTTTCACTATTTACCTTTACAGGGACTGTTACTTTAGAAATCTTTGATTGATTAGAATTACCTCTATTTATGTTACTTTTTATATTTTTAGACACTTCTCTAGGTACAGTAACTTTAACAACCTTTCTTAATTTCCGTGATCTCCTCATAGTAATTTTTTTATTTATTTACCTTAAACAAATGTATTTTTATCCATATAAAAATAAATCTAACATTAATTTATGAAGAACATTCAAAACATACTTTTAACTGAAAAGTATAGACCACAATCATTAGACGATTTAATTACGCCTAAAAGAGTAGGTGAAAAATTAAGTAAAGGAGTTTATCAACATCTGTTATTACATGGTAGTCCAGGTACAGGTAAAACTTCTGCTGCCAAGGCTCTAGTAAAACATTTTAAGCACCCTTATCTTTATATTAATGCATCAACAGATACATCAGTGGATGTTGTACGAAATAGAATTACTGATTTTTGCGCTAACCGTTCTATAATGGATGAACCAGGAAAAATGAAGGTAATTATACTTGATGAGATTGATGGTGTATCTGATCAATTCTTTAAGGCACTAAGAGCCACAATGGATCAGTTTGCTGTAAATGCAAGATTCGTTGCAACATGTAATTATATTAATAAAGTACCTGATCCAATTCAGTCAAGATTTGAAATGATTGATTTTGATTTTTCTAAAGAAGAAGAAACTGAAATAATGAAAAGTTACATTATGAGGATTCTACAAATCTGTAAAGAAGAAGGTATTGGGATTGATAAACATGCAGCTGTTGAATTAGTAAAAAGAAAGTTTCCTGATTTAAGAAATATGTTAAATCAATTACAAGGATTTAAATCACAGGGTGTAGAAACTATAACAGTTGAAAACATTAAACAATTTAGTTCAGTATATAAAGATATTTATGATCTTGTTATTGATGGGGAAGATCCTGTAAAAAATTATCAGTATATGTTATCTAATTATGCAAATAGAACTGATGATGTTCTATCTTCATTAGGTGCTGAGTTTATAGATTTTATTAAACAAGACAGACAATCATATACACAGTTTATTCCACAGATAATTGTAACGGTTGCAAAATACCAAGCACAAAGACAACAAGTAATTGATCCTGCAGTATCAATGCTTGCTTGTATTTATGAACTGCAAACAATAGTAAACGGAGCATAATGGCATACGGAGTATACAAAAATACAGAAGAATTTGAAGAGCAGTTGGCACAATACACTGGTTCTAAATATGCAGTAACATTAGATAATATGAGTAACGGTTTATTCCTTGCTTTATATTATGAGAAGCATGTTAATAAAAGTATAGATACTGATACTATTACGATACCTAATAGAACTTACCCATCAGTGCCTTGTGAAATAATTCATGCAGGTTTAAAGGTAGGATGGGATAAAAAACACTCACAAGTTTTTAAAGGTAAATTAACTGGTGCATATCAATTAAAAGGATCCAATGTTTGGGATTCAGCATTAACATTTACAGCTGATATGTATAAACCCGGTACACATATGTGTATATCATTTACTGGCCCTTATAAACATTTTAAATTATCTAAAGGCGGTGCTATACTAACTGATAGCTTAGCGGCATACCATTGGTTTAAGAGAGCAAGATATTCAGGCCGAAGAGAGTGTTCTTATCATGATGATAATTTTGATATGATTGGATGGAATTTTTATATGATGCCAGAATTAGCAGCAAGAGGATTATTGCTAATGAACCAATTTTATAACCAGGACGGTACTAAAAAGCACCAAGAGGATTTGTCGTTACCTTATCCTGATTTATCAAAATTTAAAATATACGAAAAATGAGAGAAGAATTTTTAAAAAAATTAATTAAGGCATTTCCTAATTATATGGAGCTAGGAGCTGCTGTGCATAAATATCATACACTTATCCAGGATGGGATGAGTACAAACCAAGTAGAAGAATATATCTTACATAAAACTTTCAAAGTTCTTTAATACTTGTTATAATTATATTAAATAACACATTATGAAAAAAACAGGAAGACATACATTTGTCATAGATGGAAACTATTTTCTATTTAGAACATTATACGTAATTCCACAAAGATCAAAAAAGGCAGGTCTATTAGGAACAGAAGAAGATGTACAGGCCTTTGTTAAAAAATTGGCAACTGACTTTGCATATCAGATCAGGTTATTTGAAGGTCTTATTGATAAGGTTGTTTGGACAGTAGATTCAAGATCATGGAGAAAGGACTTTTACCCAGAGGCAGAATATAAAGGTAATCGTAAACAAAATGATTCTCTTAACTGGGAGAACTTTTCAAAGGCAACAGCCGACTTTATTTCTATCTTATCTAAGCAAGGTGTTATTGTTTCTAAAATTGACGGTGCTGAAGGTGATGATTTAATGTATGCATGGAATACTGAATGTCTCGCAAATGACAAATCAGTTATTATGTTTACTGGAGATAGAGATTTAGTTCAATTAGTAGATAAGAGTAAAAGTAATCATACTCATACTATTCTATTTTCACCAGCTCATAAAAAATTATATACTTACCAAGGTTTTTCTGAATGGATGGATTCTCAAACTGAAGAAGAACAATCTGATGACATATTTGATGTACTAAAAACTTCTGTATCACCAGAGAATCAGGCTAAAAAATTACTTAAGGCATTAGTCGCAAAGAAAAAGGTTTCTATTATAGAAGTTGATCCTGAAGACTTCCGTTTCCGTAAGGTACTTACCGGGGATGCTGGTGATAATGTACCACCTGCCTACTATTATAAAAAAGGTAATAGGAGATACGGTATTAGTGAAAACAAGGCAACCGCTATCATTGCTGAGTTCAAAGAAAAACATGGTCACTTATCTCATATGTATCTTTATAATGATGAGTATATTACTGACCTTGCAAATATGACTGTAAGAGTTATGAATGCAAAACATATGAGCAGAGAACAGATTATTTCTAATCTTAAATCTAATGTCAATCTTATGGTTCTTGCTGCTGAATCTATACCAGAAGGTATCCTAGACGAAATGTTTAAATCAGTTGAATCTAAAATGAATTTAAAAGGCTTACAACTAAAAACTATTTCTACAATGAAATCTATTTTGGAGAATACTGAATATGCAAAAGAGACTGATAGTTCATTTAAAGCTTCATTCTTTAAAGATGATGATAATGATTCCGACGATATGTCTTTTATAAAAGGTGGTAAAAAACAAGATAAGATTTTTTAAACCTTTTGCTTTTTCTTCATATAAATATAAAATAACACAATGAAATTATTTGACTATATAAAAGTACTTTTTGGTAAAGATGTTAATTGGGATAAGGTATCTAATTATGATAAATCTAAAAATTCATTTATGACTAACAGGTTTATGAGTATTAAATTCCCTATTCAGGCAAATTTATTTAATACATTAAAAATCGATCCAGTTGGCCAAGCTGAAGCATGGCGATTAGTTTCATCTAAATTTAATAGAGTACCTGGATTTATTTACACTAAAGTAAAAAAGTCACCAAAACAAAAAGCTAAAGAATGGAATCCTAATCCTAGAGCAAAAGAGATGTATATGAAATTTAATGAAATAGGAGAAAGAGAATATAGGGAAGCAATCAAACTTAACCCACAATTAATTCAGACATCCATTGATAAGTTAGAAAAACAAATGGGTAATGATGTTAATTGATGAACAGTTTGAATTAGGGATACCTACGCATATTAAATTTACTCTTTTTAAATATGATTACTTTGATAGTATTATTATTACCAGAGTAAAAAGAGAATGTAAAAATCTTTCTAATGTAGATGGAGAATTTACAATTAATGCTGCATCGTTTATAAATGCAATAAAAACTAGTAAAAGAGTAAGATCTCAAATACAAAAGTCTACTGAATCTGGCTTTAATCCTAATATAAAACCAAACTCTGTTTATTTTATATGGTCAATATTTAATAGACTTACTAATATTGAATTTATAACTTTTTCTATAAGTGATGATAAAAAATATTCCAGGCTAGTCAGAACCGATGCAGGTAAACAAATAGTAAGTTTTCATTTTAGTATCTTAGAAGGGATGTTTGACCTTACAAAACTAATGTCTCGTGAAGAACTTGATATTTTTAATAAAACTCTAATAGATTTTAAAATTCTTAAAAATAGATATCTTGAAAGAAAGCCTTATTTTTATATGAAGGCTACTGCTATTATTGATATTTTAACTTCAATGGATATTGAAGGAAAACTAAGTACCTTCGGTTTTTTGGATAGGATTGATCCAAAGCTAGAAGAAGACGATCCTGTCTTAGTTGTAAAGACAGACTATACTCCATATTAGTAGCTGAATATATAAACAAATAATGTTTGTATATGAAATCTTTTCTTAAACGATGCTGTGAATCAAAACGTGAATGTGTTACTTACTTAGTAGTATTTTTATGGGTAGCTGTAGGTATTACTGCTACATACTTTAATACTGACTTTACTCAACTAGCTGGATATTTTATTTCTTTGACTGGTTTTGTTGCTTCATACATATTTGGCGAAAGCATGAGACCTAGTGACGATAGTTCAATTTTCATGAAAGGTAAAAATAGCAAAAGAGAAAATCTAATGTATATTACGATTGCTTTATGGACTATCATAGGAGTATGGGTAATCGTTAAGAACGCTGACCTTATGGGTGCGGCTGCATACTTTGCTGCATTAACACCTTTTGTAGGTTCTTATATAATTGGAGAAACTTTTAAAAAGGAAGGTAATTCAAAAGGTTCATACGAACAAATAAATTCTTAATCGATGGCAGTTAACGGAACAAAAACGGATGCTAATGGTGATGCTATATTAATTAGCTTACAAGAACCTTATAAAGACGTAGTAGAAGTATTAGGGTATACTGATGTTACAAAAGGTGAAAGTACAGGTACCTATTATAAAAAACAATTTAGATGGGGAACAGATGGTGTAACATATTCTGATTATATTGATCTTACTAATGCAAATTTAGAAGCTTTGTTATTAAATCCAGCAAAACCTTTTTGGATTCAATACCGCTATGAACAGGTTGGTGATGGTATAATGGAATTTGAATCTATTGCATTAGAATTAGTAACTGATGGTGGCGTGATTTGTAGAATACCTCAAGTAGAGTGTGGAGCTGAAGGTTGTATAGGTGTACCTAATCTCGTAGTTGATTGTTGTGGTGATACATGGAATCCTTATGATTTATCTAGAGCTTCATCAATGTATAATCAGCTTTCTGCCATTACTTCTAATATGTTTGGTTTTTGTGTTGATTATTTTAAAACTAAAGCTGACCAAAGAAGTAGAGATGTTATCCTTAAAGAATATTCATTATTTGATGTTATTAAGGAAGGTGAAGTAAAAATACTAATTCCTGATAACGAATTACCAACAAGGGAAATTCAATTTAATCCAATGATGATGGATTTTCCTGTTCAGTTTGAAATACATATTGTTAAATCTGCATTTGAGGCAATCTTTGGACTAGGTTCAAAACCAGAGATGCGTGACTATTTATATTTTAAAGATTATATGAATAGAATGTATGAAGTTGATGCAATTGCAGAGGCTGATGATTTTTTATATAGTGGATCTTATTGGAGAGTAAGCCTTGTTCCATATCAACAAAGGACGGCTGTTGGGTATGAGAATACTACAGCAGGAATACAGGCTGATGTTAATACACAAGCTTTAATATCTGATGTAGAAGATAAGTTTAGAGTAGAGAGAGAAAATGAATTCAGAGATGTTAGAAAAAATAATCAATACAATACAATAGGAACATTAAGTAATGATTATATTAGAAGGTCTTTAAATAAAAGGCTAATTATAAAAGAAGAAAATGTTTACAATCATTGGACTATTATTTCTAAATATCACTATGAATTATCAACAGTAGGAATTGGTAATCAAGCAATAAAGTATAGATACAACGAAGGTTGGGGTAAAGAAGAAGATAGAGCATTTACGTTTTGGGCAAGACCTAAATTTAAAAACACAAAACAAACTAATGTACTTATACTTTCTATAGTTAATAAAAATGGAAATGTACAATTTAATACTGGTGGTTTACCAACATTTGGTAATGCAGTATCGGTCGGTGACTGGATTAGTATTAGAGGAACACAATCATATAATGGAATTGCAAAGATTATTGAAATTGTAGGGGATTCTATTATTATTGATGAAACTTATGTAGATGATATACTTGTCACAGGCTCACCTAGTTTTAACAAGGAAGAGAGTAATAATTTTATAGTATATGAAAACAATTTATTACCTCCTACACAGGATGTATCATTTACCTATCTTCATAATTGGTTTATTATGAAAATTAATAACACTTATTATAAATGGAAATTAGTTTCTCCATTTCTAAATAATAAATGGTATGCATTTGTAGTTAATTTAAATGCAACCGCTAGGCAATTAGGTTTATTTGTTTATAATACATTAGAAGATGCATCTCAACCTAATCCTGAATTTACAGCAGAATTAGATTTGCAATTTAACGAAACAAAAACTTACACACCAGTTGATGTAGCTAATGATCTTGAATGGAAACTGTTAGGGTGCTCTATGGATATAACAAATATAAGAATTTGGAAAAAACCTATAGAAGAAGAATTACAGTCATTAGTACTTAGTCAGTATGTAGTTAAAGATACACATTTAACTTTATTGCTAGATAATGCATCACCAGAATTAATGCTACAAGATGTAACGGATGCCAGATAACCTGGAATATATATTACAAATAACTTATTAATGGAAGATAACTCAAAAGATAAATTTAGAGATAGTATCGGAGATTTACTCAATGATTTACCAGATGAAGTACCTGGTTTAGATGAAACTCCAGAATTGTCAAGAGTAAAGATTGAAAGTACACAAGCAGTTGCTTTAACAAAGGCTAAAGGAAAGGCTAAAAAAGTAATGTCTAGTTTACTTAAGTTTTATTTAAGCGAAGAAATCATTGCAGAGCATGAATATATTCAAGCAAAATCTAATTTAGATGAGTATGCATTAGGTATGCTTATTAGACAAATGGAGAACAGTGAAATTGCAATATCTCAATTAATGGATATTATTAATGAAGGTGATGTATCCCCAAGAATGTTTGAAGTACTTAGTGATTTACAAAGAACTTTATTAGACATTATTAAAAGTCAAACTATGTACATGGTTGCTATTGAAGAAAATGCCAAAAAGACTTCTAGAGATATTGATGTTTATCATGGTAATTCAGATAGTAGTAATAATAAAAAACAAAGCGGAGTTAAGTCAAGAGGTACTAAAGATTTAATGAGAGCATTACAAGAAACAATTAACGAAGAAGATATACAAGATGTCGATAGCGATGAAAATGAAGAATAGTTATATTCTCACACAAGAAGTAATAAACCCAGAGAGAAAAACTGATAGTGGCTTAATACTCCCTGATGAAAAATATAATAGGATAGCTTTAGTAATTGAAGCAGCCGATGACCTTGAAGTAAAGAAAGGTGATAAAATAGTAAAAACAATAGGTAAGGGTACTGAGTATACATTTGATGGAGATAAGTTTGAAATCCTTCATATAAATCATGTTCTTGCCGTAATAGAAGAAAATGGCACAGAAACCACAAGCACCTAGTGCAGGATTTGATTTTAACGTTGGTAAGGCTAAGCAAGCATTTTCATGGTCAAGTGAAAGCGTAGAGCAATTAATGTTTGCGATAGAAGAAGGTTATAAACCTGCATCTACTCCATTCTATGAAGGTAATCCTAATTTAAGAAAAGGTAATATTGTATTTAATTATACATCTGAGGAAATAAAAGAAATTAAGAAGTGTGCAAAAGATATTGTATACTTTGCAAATACATATTGTACTGTAATGACCGATCATGGTTTACAGACAATTAATTTAAGACCTTACCAAGAAGAGATGTTAAGGCAATTCCAAGCCGAAAGGTTTAATGTATGTTTAGCAAGTAGGCAAGTAGGTAAAACTATTTGTTCATCTATTTTTATTGCTTGGTATTCATTATTTAATTTTGATAAGAATTCTTTAATACTTTCAAATAAAGGGGCAACTACAAGAGAAATCATTGATAAGGGTAAAACTATATTAGAACATTTACCTTTCTTTTTAAAACCAGGAACTCTTAAATGGGATGTATTTAATTCTAAGTTTGATAATGGCTGTAGAATAATTGGTCAGACTACTACAAAGAAAGCAGCAATTGGTTTTACTATTCATTTATTATTTATGGATGAGTTTGCGCATATACCTGCAAACTTTGTTGATACCTTTTATGAAAATGTTTATCCTACTGTATCTGCATCTTCAAACTCTAAAGTTATTATAACAAGTACGCCAAATGGTTTTAATAAATTCTATGACATATATACTGCTGCTGATAAAGGGTTAAGTGAATATACACCATTTAGAGTTGATTGGTGGGATGTACCTGGAAGAGATGATGCATGGATGAAGCAAGAAGTTGCTAACTTAGGAAGCGATGAGGCATTCAATAGACAATATGGAAATCAGTTTATAGCAGGATCATCATTACTATTAGGAGCTGATAGCCTTAAAAAATTAACAACCAACCAAATAGATTTTGTACATAGAGAGATGATTGCATTTGAAGATGAACAGGTAGATTATGCTGGTTTATTATGGGATCCTGAATTTAATTTGGATGATGCTGAAGAGGATGATAATTACTGGTGTTTTTCTGTAGATATTGCCGAAGGTACTGGTGGTGATTATTCTATTATAAATATCTTTAAGATAGAGCTCATGGATGAAGCCGATTGGAAAAAAGTAACATCACCAGGTAGCTTTATTGATTTTTATAGAATTAGACAAATAGGAAGATTTAGAAGTAACGAGCATACTATCGAAGAATTTGCAAAATCTCTTTATATTTTAGCATATGATGTTTTTTACTCTGAAAACGTAAAATTAATTATAGAATGGAATTTATTTGGTGGTGAGCTAATAAAAAGGCTGGAAACTGTATTTCCACAAAGAAATGATTTTGATGAAGAATCGGTTGTTAAATTTAAACATCGAATAGATGCAAAAACAAAACAATTTGGGCTAAAGGTTAAAAAGGATAACAAACCTATTTTCTGCCAGAACTTTAAAAAATATATTACCCAAAATAAAATTGTAATAAAAGATAAGCAAACTGTTTATGAAGCAGCAACATTTGGAAAATTACCGAATGGTACATATGCCGGTCAATTAGGTCATGATGATTTAATAATGACATGTATAAATAGTTCTGAATTCTTTTTTACTTTGGATTTTTCAGACTTTGCTGAAGAGATACATGATGTTGCTGAGCAAAGTGTTCAGGATAAAATTGATGGCATCTTAGAACAGGATGCTAAAGGTGGGCAATTGAATTTTGATATCTACGACCTGGTATAAAAAGTTATAGGTTAGTGGATATATAAAAAAAGCAAATAAAAAAAAATAATATAAGATGGCACTAGATCCGAAAATAGCTTCGATTAAAGCTTCAGGAACCTACAGATTTGAATTTGACAAATCACAAGTAGTTAGTATTCCTGCTAATCAAACTAGATTAATTGTTGGTTTCTCCAAAACGGGACCTTTCAATACTCCGGTATTTGTACCTGACACTGCATTCTTTAAACAAGTTTACGGTGACATTGACAGAAACCTAGAAAGAAAGGACTCATATTTCCACAGAAGCTGTTTAGCAGCATTGGAAAGAGGACCGATTCTTGCACTTAATCTATTAAACTTAACTGCTGCCGATAAGGTAGAGTATATTAAATTTGGTACAGCATCAACTCCTGAGGTTCAGGATAATGAAGGTGCAATGGCCGAATACCAATTAATGTATAACAGAGATAAATTCTTTTATCCTGATACTGATTCATTCTTGGATAATGTAGGGGCAGATAAACTGGCCTTTAATTCAGGAACAACTAATGATTTATTAGATTTTACAAATTTAGGACAAAATCCTATTTCAGTTATTGTAAGAAAAGCATCCAATGCAAATTCAACAGGATTTAATGTAACTGCTGAAGAATGGTATGGTGCTGCAAATGTACCTGGTTATTTAGATAAAGATAGTTTAGTATCTGACTTCTTAGTTGATGTCTTTGTAATAGATGGAAACTTTGGTGGAGACTTTGGTTCTCCTACACCTTATGAAAGGTTCGTAGCAGATCCAATTTACCAAACATACTTTGATAAAGTTCAAGGTTTAAAGAGAAGGTTATTTGATTCAGATTCTACTGATACAAAACTTGCTGAATTTTTTAATGAAAGTGAAGTTAACCTTATTGCAACTTATACTGCATCTTTACTTCCTAACTTTACAGATTTATTAGGTAATAACCTTTTCGTAGAAAAAGTTATAAATGCTGACACTGCATCAACTGGATTATTTGTAGCTGTGAATGAAGATTTATTTGACGGTGATACATTACTTGACGGTGTTCAAGGTGGTATTGATTTAATCGGTCACAATATTGAATACACTCAGGCTACTTCAATACAAGATGATGTTAGATTCTTATCATATAGTGGATCAATCGTTTCAGATGTAAGTTATAATGGAACTGGAACTGCAGCAACTGAAGTTACTCAAACAACTGAATTACTATCTGTTACTGAGATAACTTCTGGTGATGTACAAATACAAGTACAGGGTGCTGAAGGTGATGCTTTATATGACGCATTTGCTGCAATGACGGCAAATAGTTCAACAGCAGTAGGTACTTATATACTAACTGCAACAGGGACTGCGTTTGTTCCGGTTATTTCTGCTCAAGTTGTAGGTGGAACTGTAACAGTTACATTATCGGCAGCCGGTGGAATTACTTCTGCTGATTTTGCAAGTGGACCAGGAGCAGTATACAAATACATCAATGAAGGTGATTTTGGATTTGTTACTGACCAAGTACCAGATAATGATAATGCAAGTTCAAATATCATAGGTGGATATGGTTCTATATTATATAGCCAATTCACAAATGGTACTCTTACTGATGGTGATGAAGCAGTATATGAAATAACTCTAGGAGGTATAACAACTCAGTATACATCTTACTTAGTATTTAATGCTGTTAATTATCCTGCTATTCATACTGCTAATCCAACAACTGCAGCAACAACAATTCCTATTTCGGATCCAAATTATTATTTACCATCCGTTGCCGTAACACCTTATGAGGAAGATGATTTTAATAATGTTACACCACATGGACAATTTAATTTAGGTGGAGTTGATGGACAGTTTTTAAATTCTGTTCCTGTTGCATATCCATTCGGTGTATTTGGAATACAAACACTTAAAGGTGCAATGAACAGATCTATAGATATTATATCTGATTCATTAACTGAAACAGGTTTAAAGCCTAACCAAGTATTAATATCATCTAATGATCCTGATGCATCCACAGTTACAGTAGGAAATTACTTAGTACATTTTGAAGGAACTATTGATATACCACATTCAAGGTTAACAAGAATAAATGCTGTTCAAGGTGGATTAACTAACGCTGAATTTAGCACTATCCCTGTTGGGGAAACTGCACTGTTAGTAACTTGCCAAAGTGAAATAGATACTTATGCCGCTGGCGGAGTAACAAAGGTTGAATTATATTTTCCAATTGATAGATGGATTGATTATCTAAACGTATTTACCTTAGATGGTTTTAAATTAGATAGCACAAGACATGTACCTAACGGAACTAATGATAGACAAGTTGAAATCTTAAACGGTACTTTAAATGGAACTAATTTATTTAAAGCATTAACTGATAGAGATGTAATTAACTTTAGATATATTGTAGATACATTCGGAAACGGTATTGAAAGTGGATCTAAAGCGATATACACAGTGTTAGCTTCTACTAGAAAGAATGCATTCGCAATATTAAATGCTCCATCGGCTAAAGATTTTAAACGTAATCTTGATCCATCATTTAAAGATCTTACTGGAAGTTTATCATCTAGATTTATTTCTACTGGTGGTGATCTTGCATTAAATCCTACTGTTAGATACTCATTACCATCTCAAACCCAAGGTGCGAGTTGGGGAGCATTCTATTATCCTTTCATTACTGTTAGGGATTTAGGTAGAAATATAAATGTTGTACCAGCTGCATACGTTTCAAATAACTTTATTGCAAAATATGAAAACGCTTTACCATGGTCATTAGTTGCCGGAGTTCGTAGAGGTGTTGTAGGTGGAGCAGGAGTTGTAGGATTAGAAGTTAATCTTGGAAAAGAGGACAGAGAATACTTAGAACCATTTGGATTAAATCCGATTGTATTCCAAAGTGGAACTGGACCAACAATCTTTGCAAATAAAACTGCACAGCAGACTACAAAATCTGCATTAAGTTCTATTAACTGTAGAGAGGTTGTAATTTACATCCAAGATGGTATTGAAGCAATTCTGAAAAACTATCTATTCGAATTTAATACGGCGCAAACAAGATTGGAGATTAAAACACTTGCTGATAATTTCTTAGCAACTGTTCAAAACGATGATGGTGTTTACGATTACAAAAACGTGATGGATGAAACTAATAATACTCCAGAAGTTATTGATCAAAATGTCGGTATCCTAGATACTTATATTGAACCAGTAAGAGGAATGGAAATTCTCGTACAGAGAACTACAATTCTTAAGACAGGTGCAATTGCATCAGGAAACTTCCAATAAGAGGAAACTAAATAAGAATATATAAAAAAAATAAAATAAACTATGCCACTACCACATTATACCCAATCAAGGGCCAGTAGCCAAAGGTACGAACCTATTCAGCCTAACCTATTCGAGGTGACTGTATTTTCACCACTAGGAGATGATACGGGTTTAATCTTGGAGCAAGTTAAAACTATCGGAGGTTTAAATAACTTAAACCCTGCTGTAGATGCAATAGGACAGAAATATAAATTTGCTGACCGTTCATTTGCAAGTATGCCAGGTCAAACATTTATGGATCTGACTGTTAACTTTAGTCTTAACTTAAACGAAGCTAATGAAAACTACATTTACAATACATTCCGTAATTGGTACAAAATAATCTATGATCCATTAACTGGTGAAATGGGATTAAAGAAAGACTATGTTGGAAGTATGATCATTGTACAATATAACAGAGCAGGTGATATCTTTAGAAAGATTACTTGTAAAGATGTATTCCCTACAGGTCAACCTGATTTTGTAGATGAATTAAGCTATGAAACTCCAGACGCAGTTGATTTAACAATGACTTATCGTTGTGATCACTGGGTTGAAGAAAATGTTGGAGCTGCATAATAGCTTTTTAAATATTTTAGAAAAACTGGCTTTAGGGCCAGTTTTTTTGTTTGTACTTTGATATATATTATAAATTATATAATCTAAACATATGACAATCTTTAAAGTAGTAAATGAAACTGATGGAAAGGTTTATGTAGGTTATTCAGTTAATGATAATCCTAATAACTTAGGGGCAGGTAAATATATCAAAAGAGCCGTTAAAGATTTTGGAACAAAGTCTTTTCAAAAAACTGTTCTTGAAGAATTTGAATCTGAAGAATCATTAAGCCATATAATGGAAAGGCTAGAATTTTGGATAAAAAATTATAAAGCTGATAATCCTAAATATGGATATAATGAAAGCGTACAAGAATTAATTCCACAAAAAAAGAGACTTACTAAAAAACTACAAGTTCTCTTAACACCAGAAGATGAGGATAATTTAAATGCAATTATTATCGAAAAATCAATGGAAAACAAAACAAAACCACTACCTGTGTCTAAGTACGTAAGACAGTTAATAGTAGAACACATAGTAGAGGAAACATCACCAGAAAAACAATTAATAAAAATTAAATAATTATGAGCAGTCACGAAGACAATATTAAAAAAGAGTTTGAAGCAGCAGAAGGTATAGTAGATACTAATGCCGAAGTAAAAACTAACCAAGATGGCAAGATAACACAGTTAGGAACTGTAGATACTAGTAGAGGTTCTGGTGTAACATCAATAGATGATCCAGAAATACAAAGAATACAATCATTAACTGGTTATATTAAATTAGATTTAGCAAACTTTCCTTCAGGTGGACAGTTTTACAGAGAAGATTTTGAAATTCATATTAGATCTGCAAGGGTTGGTGAAATTAGAGAATTCTCAACAGTAGATGAAGAAAACATTTTAGATGTAGATGAAAAGCTAAACTCACTTCTAGTGAACTGTACAAAAATTATGTATGGTAACCAAAGGGGATCTTATAGAGATGTTTTAGAAGAGGATAGAATATATCTAATCCTATCTATTAGAGAGTTAACTTTTAAGGAGGGTGAAAATAAACTGATGATGCCTGTTGGTAGAAAGAAATGTAAAACAGGAACTTGTAAATCACAAGAATCAGTTGAACTTAAAACTAACAATCTTCAATTTAATGAACAGGATGAATTAATAGAAAAATATTATGATTATGAAAATAAATGTTTTACTGTCCCAACAAAGAGTCATGGTGAATTAATTATTGCCCCACCGACTATTGGAGTAATGAGAGCCATTACTGATTGGATACGAAAAAGAGAAGAAGGAAATTTACCTTGGGATAAATCCTCATTAAGTATTTTGCCTTATATTCAAAGAGAATGGCGAGGATTTAATGATAAAGAAATATTTTCTGCAATTACAAGTTTCCAAGGGTGGGATGCTAGTAAATTTTCAATTGTTTATAGATTAGTAGAAAAAGCAAAAATTGGAGTTAAGCCTGAGTTTAACTATCCATGTGAAAGCTGTGGTGAGGAGGTCACAGTTCCGCTCACGTTTCCCGGCGGGATCAAAGCTCTCTTTATTATTCAAGATATCTCTTCTGAACTTTTATAAAGTACGAGTATTATTATTAGAAAAGTTGCATCTCCAGCCATCAGAGCTGGATTTGCTTCCTTTCTATGAGTATGAATATACTTTAGAAATGTTTAATGAGATTCTTAAGGATCGTAATGACGAGGAAAAACAGAATACTCAATCTTATTCGGATAAATATAATACGGACAGCATGTCTAAGTCTATGAACAAACAGATGAGTTCTTTTAAAGCACCATCTATGCCTAAGATAAGCATGCCGAAGTTTTAAATAAATATATTGAATGGCAACTGTAACTCTTAAAGATTTAATGAGTCCTCTATCTAAAATAGAGGCTTATGCTAATGAAACTTCTGAAACTGTTAAAAGAATTGAAGAATTTTTAGTTCAAGGCATGGATTCAAATAAGGGTTCTAATATGTCTGATAAGTATTTTGAAAAACTGTGCGATGTTTTAACTAATGGGCTTAATGCAAAAGAAATTTCTAATTCTATTGCCAAACAAATAGCTTCTTTAAATGAAAAGCAGCTTGAAATTTTAACTGAAGGATTTAATCCAAAGCAAGCCGAAGACAGTAAAAAGAATACTAAAAAGGCAAATGATGTTTTAAGTGAGGTTCTTGATATAGATAAAAATATCAGTGAAAATACCTCCCTGATAGCTGCCCTGAATGAAAAGCAGCTTAAGGAATTAAGTCGTATCTCCACACAATTATTATCACAAACAAGAGCAATCTACCGTACTGCCGACAATACTGATAGTTGGTTAGGCGGAGCATTAAGACAATATATCTTAGCACGACAGAGTTGTAAGAAATTAGATCAAATTGCAAAAAATACTCAATCGGCAATAGCCGCTACTAAAGGCCCAACCCCAAAGGTAAAAGAAAAGCCTGAAAAGATGAAGAAGAGCAATGTAGGATCTCGTCTAAAGGATTTAGGTATGGGTGCGCTACTAACAGCTAAAGCAATGATGCGGTGGATTTTTGTTCCGCCAAAGGTATTGAAAAAATTTAATTTATTTGTAGTAGATACACTTAGTGCATTTGAAAATGTCAAACCTAAAAAGGTAAAAGCAGGAGCAGAGGCTGTCGCGGTTGTATCAGGAGCTGCTATGGTGTCAGGTAAAGCAATGATGCTTTGGATGTTTGTACCTATGTCGGCTGTTAATAAATTTACAAAGTATATAACAAAATTAAGTAAATCTCTAGCAAAAACTCAACCTAAGAAAATGAAAAAGGGTGCTAAGGCATTAGGTTTAATGGGAGATTCTATAATGAAATTTGCTAAAGCATTAGCCTTATCTGCAATTTTACTTATACCTGGTATGATAGCAATACCATTCTTAATACTATCAATGACAGTTGTTGGTGGTGCTGTTGCTTTATTAGGCGGTAAGAAAATGTCTCAGCGGATTAGAAGAGGTGCAAAAGCCTTGGATAGAGTAGGTGATGCTATAAAATCTTTTGCAATCGGACTAGCTTTATTTGCTTTAACTACAATGTTTATAATAATGAAGCCGGCTGTTATTGGTGGTATGATTGGTTCATTATTATTAATACCTGGTGCTGTTGCTATATTAGGCGGTAAGAGAATGTCTAAAAGAATCAGAAGAGGTGCACGTGGGTTATTCCTTGTAGGTTTAGCATTAATACCTTTTGCTTTAGGTTTAGCAATCTTTTCAATGGCTACGAAAGGAATGGAAATTGGGGATGTTCTTATACAAGGTGCTGTAATACTAGCAGTAGGTGGTGCCGCTGCATTAGTTGGTAAATTTGGAATGAAGAATATTTTAATGGGTGCTTTGGCTCTGGTAACAAACGGATTAGCATTATGGGTATTCAGTATGGGTTATACTCCATTTGAAAAATCTACAAGAGGATTAGGTATAGGCGATGTAGGGGTACAGGCTGCAATATTAGTTGCTGTTGGTGGAATTATGGCATTAGCAGGATTGGCGGTTGCTGCCACTGGCGGTACTGCTTTATTAGGTCCTCTTATGTATGCTGCCGCAGGTTTAGCATTACAAGAATTGGCGCCAGGTTTACAGATGATGAAAAAGGTAGACTTTACCAAAACCGATGCTGAAAACTTATCTTTTACATTAGGTGCAGTGGCTGCTGCATTCTCAGGTGTAGAACCTGAAGCAGGATTCTTAAAGAATGTTGGTAATGTATTTAGTAGAATAGGACAGAGTATTGCCGGAGGTGGAGCCGCTGCAATGTATATAGGTGCAGGAAAGGCGTTACAAGAATTATCGAAAGGTTTAAATGCGTTTAAAGAAATTGACTTTACACAGGAAGATTCAGAAGATCTTGCTGTTGCGTTAGGTTCTGTTAGTGCTGCCTTCGCTCAAGCTGGTGGAGAACCATCAAACCCAGGCGGTTTATTTGGTTTAGTATTTGGATCTACATTTAGCCCTAATGCAACCGAAAGAGGAGTTAAATCAGTAATGAGATCAGGTGATGCACTTACTGAAATTACAAAAGGTCTTCACTCCTTTATGAAACTACAAGAAAAAGGTGCTCAGTTTGGAGAACCTGATAATGATGGAAATTATGAAGAAGGCACTTTAGGTTATGCAATTACAAATACTGTAGGATTTATTAGAACGGCGTTTGCCGCAGTTGCTGGAGAAGGTAATGTTCAGGCAGGTGGATTCTTTAATACTCTATTTGGAATTAAAAAGAATAAAGTAGCAGAAGGTATTGATTCAGTTAGAGGAGTTGGTAAAAACTTAGATGATATTGCCAATAGTGTAATGAAATTCCAAACAATGATAGAAAAAGGTATTAAGTTTGGAGAACCTGATGGTGATGGAAATTATGAAGAAGGTACCCTAGGTTATGCAATTGTAAATACTATAGGATTTATTCGTACTGCTTTTGCTGCCGTTGCTGATGAAGGTAATGTTGAGGCAGGTGGATTCTTTAATTCCTTATTTGGTGTTAAAAAGAATAAAGTAGCGGAAGGTGTTGATTCGGTTAGAGGAGTTGGTAAAGATTTAGATTCAATTGCTGATGGTTTACTTAAATTTATTGGATTTACAAAAGATAATATTGATTTTGGTCCAGAAGGTGATTTAGCCAAAGCAGTTGTAGGTTCAATAACATTTATAAGCGATGCATTTGCTGCAGTCGCAGGTGAGGAAACTGAGGATAGTGCATTATTTGGTCTAATTACATGGAATGAAAATAATGTAGAAAAAGGTGTTTCGGCTGTAAAGGGTGTAGGTAAAGATTTGGAAGGTATTGCTAGCGGATTAGAAACTTTCCAAAAGATGGTAAAAGATAAAGTTGATTTTAAACCAAAGGGAGAATTGGCTACTGCAGTTAAAAATACTTTAACCTTTGTTGGTGATGCGTTTGCTGCAATTGGTTCAAATGAAACAACTGACTCTGCAATGTTTGGTTTAATTTCATGGGATGAGAATAATGTAGAAAAAGGAATTAAAGCAGTAAAAGGCGCAGGTAAGGAACTATCAGGTATTGCTAAAGGTGTAGCTACATTTGCCGGCGTTAAGAACCCTGCTAAGGTAGCAAAAGGTATAGGTACATTATTTAATAGTATTGCTGATGCGTTTACAAAGAATTATATAGACATTGCAATGATGAGACCTGCAATGAATCATTTCTCTGGGTGGATTACTGATTTAGCGGATGCTGCAGATGATGGTAGTTTAGCTAAAGCAGGTACAGATTTAGAAAAAATTGCTGCAGCTATTAATTCTGTCGATCCTTTCAAGGCTGAAGCAATGGCCGGATTATTTAATGGTGCCGGTGAACTTGGTGAAAATAGAAGAGCATATAATAACTTAGCAAGAGCAGTAGAGGATATCCGAGATTTACTATCAGAAAATAGTGGAGGCGGTGAGGCTGTAACTACTGAAGGTGGTGCTCCGGCTGCTGGATCAACTGGTAAGAGTAATAATAATGCTGCAATGGTAAAACTTAATAGCACTCTTTCACGACTTAATTCTACAATGAGTAGATTACCTTCACAGATTCAAATGATTACATTTGATGCCCCACAATAATTTCTAAAAATCTTAAAACTAAATTACATTTTAGCTATATAAAATTTAACAGAGAGTTAACAGAAAAGTATAGTTATGACAAATGTAAAAAACATAGTTTGGTTTGACTTAGAAACCACAGGAGTAAACACAAGTAGCGATAGAATTATCGAGATCGCAATGATTAAAACTGATTCTGAAGGAAATGAAATAGATTCTTTTCAGTCATTAGTTAATCCCGGCCCAGATGCAGTTATGAGGGAAGAAGCTCAGGACAAGCATGGTATATCACCAGAACAGTTAAAAGATGCACCACAATTTGATTTAATAGCAAAAGAAGTTTTAGACTTTATTGATGATAGTGACTTAGGTGGATATAATGCTCTTTACTTTGATGTACCAATGCTCGTAGAGGAATTCATGAGAAGCGGTATTGCATTCTCACATCGCCAAAGAGCTGTAGTAGATCCTTTTTTAATTTACTCAAAATATGAACGTAGAGATTTAAGTACTGCATATAAAAAATATACAGGAAAAGATTTAGAAGGAGCTCATAGAGCTGATATTGATATTCGTGCAACTATGGAAATATTCCAAAAGCAAAAAGAACTTTATGATATGCCAACAACAGCAAAAGAAATTGATGATGTTGTAAATGAATCACGAAAAGATCAAGTTGACTTAAGCGGTAAATATAAATTTGCTGAAATAAATGGTAAACGAGAAATTGTATTTAACTTTGGTAAAAATAAAGGTAAGCCGTTTAAAGAAGTTTATGAAACGGATGCAAGGTATATTCAATGGATTATTGATAAGGGTGAATTCTCAAAAGAGGTAAAAATTATATCTAGAAAACTCCTAGAGAAAATGAGAGCAGAAAACCCTGTTTTGTAAATTGTTAATAACTTTTAGAAAAAAGATCTCATTTTATTTTCAATTCCCAACTATTTTGATTATATTTATAATATAATTAAATAACACGGAATATGTCTAAATATCAAGAACTACTACAAAATCCTCCAAGGCTAACAGTAAAGAAAGACGCAAGAGAGGTAATCATTAAAACGGTAAGCTGTATGTGTGACAATATACATTACCTTAAATTTAAGAAAAATCCAGAAGGTGATTTTAAAATGTCCGGTGGCGGATTTGCTTTATCTAATTGGCAAATGAAACATAAACCACATGACATTGAATGGATTGCTGATGAAGGCAAGTGGAACCAAGTATTTAGAATGATTAATTCTGGGACAGAAAAAATTGAATCTTTAAAAAGTAGATAATGGCAATAACAACAAAACCAATGCCTGGATCTGAAATGATCCATGTAGACTTAAGCGGACCGGACGGTAATGCATTTTCATTAATCGGTTTGGCTCAAAAATTAGCAAAGCAACTTCATTACCAACCGGATGAAAGAGGAGAACTTACAGCAGAGATGATGAATGGAGATTACGATAACCTGTTAGAAGTTTTCGATAAACACTTCGGACAATTTGTAACATTACATAAATAATATGAAAGAACAGACACCATACCGTATGATAACGGAAGAAGAACACATTGAAGAAATTCTAACAGAAGCATCTGCTTATGGGTTAAGAGCCGAGGTAAAGAACCATGCAGAAAACCTATTAGATGAATCCCCAGAGATGGATCCAATAGATGCCTATACTCATGGGTTTGAAGAGTGGATTAAATAAATTATGAAAAGGAATAACGAAGGCAAAAAACTAAAAGAAGTTAAGTTAACTCTACAAGAATGGTTTGATGCTCTTCGTGTACCAACCCCTATAAGAAACAAAAAGAAATATAGAAGAAAGAAAAAACATAAAGGAAAAGAAGAATGATCTATTGGTTTAAAAGAAAATATAGACAAGTTAAAAGAGTCTTAGATTACTTACCAATTATTTGGAAAGGTTATGATTTTGACTATAGATATGCTACTGAATTATTCGCGCATCAGTTAGGCAGGATTGCAGATTTCTTAGAATCAGATAAAGCACATACACTGTCCTCTGGTGATAATGCTAAAAGAATCAGAACCACATTAAAGTTAATGAAACTTGTAGGTGATGAAGAATATGCAATGGAATATTTTGATTATGAAGTTGTTGAAAATTACTTTGTACAATGTGAAGATGATGAAGGTTATTCTACTATGGAAACAGATTACATATCAGAAACATATGATGAGTTCTTTAAAAAATACCCACTAATCTATAAAAGAGTATTAGACGGAGAAGGTCCTTTTAAATTATGGGAAGGTAGAACGTTTGCAGATAAAAGAACCATCGCGATGAACATTGCACATCTTAATCAAGAAAGAGCAAGAAAGGCATTACATAAAATGATAGAAAGAAATATACAATCATGGTGGGATTAGTAAAAATATAAAATATGATTAATAGCAGCAAAGAATGGGCTTGGATGGATAACAATCAAAAGTTAAAACAATCAATGTTAGAAGAAAGAAGAGATGAGATGAAATGGGTAGAAAAAGTTATAACTCATAAAGATAATAAAAGTATACATTATCCGGCACTCAAAAGGCTTATTAATCTTTATCATAACAAATGGGTAAACAAAACTAAAGGGTCGGCACTTATAGATATTTACCGCCAATATCTCAAGTCAATTTTAAGGAGTGAATTTGGTAGGTAATTAAACCTTTTAATATTTTTCAATATAAAAATAAAATTAAAGAATGGCAGTAAGCATTGAAAAAAAATATCAGAAACTTACAGACACGGAACATGTATTACTTAGACCGGGTATGTACATTGGTTCTGTTAAGCCGCACACAGAAGAAGTTTATCTTTTAGATAGAAGAAGCTGGAAATTAATTCCTAAGGAAATTACTTACAACCCAGGCTTCTTAAAACTCTTTGATGAGATCGTATCAAATTCAGTTGATGAACATAAAAGAAATGTTAAGCTTAATCAAGTAAAAGTTAACATTGATATTAAAACTAATAAGATATCAATATGGGATAATGGTGGCATTCCTGTAGAAATTCATAAAGAGTATAATGAGTGGGTACCTGAAATGATTTTCAGTAACCTAAAGACAGGTAGTAATTTTGATGATACTGAAGAAAGAACTGTTGTAGGAACTAACGGTGTAGGTAGTACATTAACAAATATATTCAGTAAAGAATTTACAATTGATACCTGTGATAAGAAGAAAAGATTTACACAAACCTTTTCAAATAATATGGCAAAGAAAACTAAACCTGCCATAAAACCACAAAAGAAAGGATTTACTGAAATTTCATACATTGCAGATTTTAAAAGATTTGGTATGAGTAAGATTGATAAGGCTTCAATTCAAATGATTGAAAAAAGACTTTATGATATCGCTGCATGTAATCCTAAATTAAAAATCTGGTTAAACGGAGATCCTATTACTTTTAAATCTTTTAAAGAATACTCTGAATTATATACCACTCCAGTATTTTATGAGCAATCAGAAAATTGGCAAATAGGTATAGGTCATTCTACTTCAGGATTTAAAGCAATCTCATTTGTAAATTCTGTTGAAACAAAAGATGGCGGTAAACACGTAGATAACATTACTTGGCAAATTACACAATTCCTTAGAGATAAAATTAAAAGAAAGCATAGAGTTGATGTAAAGCCATCAGAATTAAAAAATCACTTATACCTTTTTATTAACAGTACAATTATTAACCCAGCATTTTCATCTCAAACAAAAGAGAAGCTTATTACTGAACCTAAAGACTTCGGTAGTATTCATGTACTTTCTGATAAGACATTAAAGCAAGTTTTAAATTCAGAAATAATTCAATCAGTATTAGATTGGATTAAACAGAAGCAAGCCGCTGATGAAAGATCTAAACTTAGAAAATTAAATAAAGGTTTAGATAAGAAAAAGGTTGTAAAATTAATTGATGCAAAAAAGAGAGGTGATAGAAGCAACTGTACTCTTGCAATCTTTGAAGGTGATTCTGCATCATCTGCATTTAGGCAATATAGAAATCCTAATATGCAAGGTGCATTTCCACTTAGGGGTAAATTTGTAAATGTAAGAGAATCTATTCCTTCTAAGGTTGTACAAAACAAAGAAGTACAATCTCTTATGGCTGCGCTAGGTTTAAAGATAGGTCATGAACCTAAAGATTTAAGATACGGTAAAATATTATTGTATACTGATGCTGATGTAGATGGTAATTCTATTTCTGCTTTGTTAATTAATTTCTTAGGTAAATATTGGCCAGAATTATTTGAACAAGGTAGAGTCTTAAAGGTAGAAACTCCTCTTATGGTTGCTAAGAAAGGTAAAGAGATATTAAGTTTTTATTCCGATGATGATTATAAAGAATGGGAATCTAAACAAAGATCATTATCATCATGGTCGATTGAATATAAGAAAGGTCTTGCTGCCTTGGAGAATGAAGAGTACCAAGAAATTATTAGTAATCCTAAAACCTTTACTTTAACTAAAGACAAAGATTTTGATAATACATTAGATACATGGTTCTCCAAAGATTCCGAGCCAAGAAAGAAAAAGATTCTAGGAGAAGAATTAATTTATAAGACAAGTGATAAATCATTATTTTAAATATGAGTAAAAGAACAGTAACAGATTTTTTTGATAAGGAGTATCTTGAATATGCTAAGTATGTTGTTGAGAATAGAGCTATACCTAGTTGCATAGATGGATTAAAGCCTACACAAAGAAAGGTAGTTTATATTGCAAACAAAATTTGGAAAAGCGGTAATGAAAAACCTATGAAACTTTTTCAACTTGCAGGTAGAGTAGCAGCTGAGGCATATTACCATCACGGTAATACATCTTTGGAATCTTCTATGGTAGGTATGGCACAAGGATTTAAAAACTCTTTACCTCTTTTAGATGGTATAGGTCAATTTGGTTCTTTAAGATCTCCGTCTGCCGGCGCTCCTCGTTATATCAGTGGAAAATTACATCCTAATTTTAGATTACTTTATAAAGATTTTGAATTACTAGAAAATAAAATAGAAGAAGGTGAAAAGATTGAACCTGAATACTTTTTACCTATTATCCCAACAGTAATTTTAAATGGTTCATCCGGTATTGCTGTAGGTTTTGCTACAAATATTTTAAACAGAAATCCTAAAGATGTGGTTAATGCATGTATCTCTGTTCTTAAAGGTAAAAAGATGCCAGTCTTAGCACCGTGGTTAAAGGAGTTTAGCGGCACTTTTACTAGAGATACAGTTAATCCAAAAACATGGAAGATAAGTGGCTTATATGAGGTCCTAAACACAACAACAGTTAAAGTAACCGAAATACCTCCAGGATTTACTTATGAAAGATATGAAGAACATTTAAATAACTTAACCGAAAAAAGAATCATATCAGGATACGATGATAATTCATCAGGGCAAGTAGAATATGTACTTAAGTTCCAAAGAGCTATTCTTAAAGATTATGTAAGCAGAAATAAATTAGAAGCTTTATTAAAAATTAATACACAAGAAACCGAAAACCTTACAACTATAGATGAAAACGGTAAACTTAAAATTTTTAATAAAGTTGAAGAAATAGTTAATCACTTTGTAGAAGTAAGATTAAAATGGTATGATACTAGAAAGGCTTATCTGATTGCAAAGTTAGTGAGAGAATTACTTATTATTTCAAATAAGGCAAGGTTCATAAAAGATATTATTGATGGTAAACTTACCGTAAACAATGCACCTAAGAAATCTATTATACTTTATTTAGAAGCAAATAAGTTCGATAAGGTTGATGGTTCATATAACTATCTTTTAAATATGCCCATCTATTCTTTAACGAAAGAAAGATTTGATGAGTTATTAAAACAAGAAGCTGATAAGAAAGCTGAAAAGAAAATCATAGAAGGTACTAATCCTAAAGATATGTATCTTTCTGATTTAGAAACTTTAAAGAAAGCTATAAAATAAAGTAAACCTTTTAAGAAAAAGCAATATAAAAATAAACAGTATTATGGCGAGATTTAAATTCACAACAAAAAACGGAACACATGTATCCGCGTGCGAAACTGATGATGAGGGTAAAGCATGGAAATGGATTGCACAAACTAAACAGCTAACAATAACACAAGCATTAAATCTTTATAATATTATAAAATTAGAAAAATGATGATAGAACAAAACTCCTCAGTAGACTCTTCAATGATAAATAGAGTTATTTACAATTTCCCTAACAAGTCTTTAAAGATTGAATTTAATTCAGGTGCACTTTATGAATACAATAATGTAGAACCTGATGTTTATGACAATCTATGTAAAGCAGAATCTCAAGGTAAATTCTTTAACGAACAAATAAAAAATAATTACGATCACACACAACTTTTAATAAATATTTATGGCAATTAACACAAATGCACTTTATGAAGCCCTTAAAGCTCAATTTGAGGCACAGAGACAAAAAGCAGTAGCAACATTAACTGTTTATTTAACTAACCCAGTTGGAATTGGGGAGCATCCACAAATCATTGATGAAATGGTTGAACAAACTAGATCATTAGCAGAAGCAGCTGACTGTTTAGAAAGACTTAAGGCTACCTTTGAGATAGAGAAAGATACGGAAGATATTAAAGCATGATGGAATTCTTAGAATTTACATTTAGTTCTTTTTGGCATTTCTTAGGTGTGCTAGTTTTAATAGGAGCCATAGGCTCTATAATTCCTGACATTAATATTTATAAAAATAAAAAATGAATAAAATTATTTTAGTAGGTAAGGCAGCTGCAGGAAAAGATCACATGAGAAAGACCCTTAGCGGTCGAGGTTTCCAATATGGTATTTCGTATACTACTCGACCGCCTAGAGAAGGGGAAATTGATGGTAAGGATTATTTCTTTCTAACTATTGATATGTTTAAAAAGAAAATCAACGAAGGATACTGGTATGAGTGGATAGAATTTAACGGTTGGTATTATGGTACGAGCCAAAGACAATTCACTACCAGCTGCAACTTATTTATTATGACTCCTAAAGGTATAAGCCACATCGATCCTGTTGATAGAAAGGAATGTACCATCATATATTTGAATGTTGATGAAAAGATCCGAAGAGAAAGATTAGAGGCTAGAGAAATGCCTGGGGATTCTATTGACCGTAGAATGGATGCAGACAATAGAGACTTTGAGAATTTTACAGATTTTGATTTAGAGATAAACAATTCTAACTTTTAACCATATAAAAATAAAACAATGAGTAAATTTATTATCATAGAAGGTACCGATAATACAGGTAAGGACACACAACAAAATCTTATTATTGAAAAGATAAGTAATTTAGTATTTCAAAAATTACATTATTCTTCTTTGCCTTTTAAAGGAGATAAAGAAAAACATATTTCATATTCACAAAGGCTATATGATGATATGTTTAAACTCATGATCCTTTCTAAAGACAGTGATATCAATATTATTTTTAATAGATCACACTTAGGTGAAACTGTTTATTCTCCTCTTTACCGAGAATATTCAGGAGATTATGTATTTGACATTGAAAAGCAATATGTTAATCATTTAAGAAAAGAATTATACTTAATTACCTTAACTAATGATCCTCATACAATTTTAAAGAGAGATGATGGTTTATCTTTTTATGGAAATGAAGAAGAAGTTAAAGCCGAAATCGATGGATTTAATCGTGCTCATAGATTAAGTAAAATTAAAAATAAATTAATGCTTAACGTTGGTACAATGAGTGCCGATGAAGTTTCAAATATTATAATTGATTTTCTAATGCATGAAAATTCAGTAACAGGCATGCCTAAACAATTAAATTTATTTCAATAATGTCAGCAGAAGATATACTTTACCAAGCCCACTATGAAGGAATTAAAGAATTAGTTTTTATAGAATCTAAAAGACTAAGATCAGAAAATCCTAAGAAATGGAAATATGCAGAATACGGGGATGTAGTAGAACAAGCATATAAGAATGTAAAAGAAAAACTAAAAAAGAAATGAGAACATATAACGGAGAAACATTTGCTGATGCGTATGAATTAGCATTAAATGATATTATACATAATCCTCAATATACTTCAGCGCCGAGAGGTATGAAAATTAATGAGATATCCGATGCTGCATTAGTTATCGAAGATCCTACATATTGTCTATATGAGAATTCACGTAGGAGTAGTCAATTTAAATATATTGCAGCAGAGTTAGTATGGTATTTTACTGGTCGTAAAGATGCTGACTTTATTACACCTTATGCAAAATTCTGGGATCAAATTAAAAATAAAGATGGTTCAGTTAACTCTGCTTATGGTAATCTTATATTTACCGAAGAGTTAGATGATGGTAGAAATCAATACCGATGGGCATTAGATTCTTTAATACAAGATAAAGACTCAAGACAAGCAATTATACATTTTAATAAACCCACACATCAGTGGAACGGTAATAAAGATTTTGTATGTACTCTTAACGGTATATTTCAAATAAGAGATAATAAATTAAACTTTACATTAGATATGAGATCCAACGATCTTGTATTAGGTACACCTACTGATGTTGCATTCTTTTGTTTACTACAAATTCAAATGTTAGAGCATTTAAGAAAATATTATCCAGAATTAGAATTAGGTACTTATACCCATATCGCACATTCATTACACTTATATGAAAGGCATTTTAACTTAGTAAGTGAAATGTTACAAAAGTCATTTAATCCTCAGTCGTTTCCAAATATGACAGAGTTTTTAATTGATCCTAATGGTAAAGCATTAGATGGTTTAAAACAATTAGAAGATGAAATGCTACAAAGTAATGATGTTGTATTTAAAGGCGGTTCTAATTTTAAGCCTCAGTCTCATGATGATCTTTTACATCAATGGATATCTGATGCAATCTTTAGAAATATATAAACAAAATAAAATTTGTTTTGAAGTACTTAAAATTATTTGAACAGTTCATAAATGAAAAGAAACCAGCAGGAGCTCCTGATTGGCATGACTCTGATGCACCCGATGCAAACGGTAGATTTAAAGATCTTTCTATAAAGGATTTAGCCGCATGGTTGATTAAAACTAGAAATAAAGATGTTAAAAAGATTAGCGGTTCTTTAACTCAGCAAATAGTTTTTAACAGAAAGAGTGATCCTAAGTATGCTGAAAAGATGGAGAAAACCAGAAAAGAAGTATATAAACAATTAGGTAGAAAAGATTTACTAGAATCTATATTAAATGAAGGTTATCAGTATTTCGATGGCAAAATGGCAAGAGGTATTAAAGGTGACTCTGGTGTTAAGTTTAAAAAAGGAGATAAGGTTACTTTAGAAATTCAGCCTAACTATTATATTATTTATGGACCTAATAGAAAACAAATCAGTTTAGATAAACAAGATTTTGATCCAGAGACATTACAACAGTATGTTATATATGAATCAGCTGATATTACCATTGGTGGTAAAGAATATAAGCTTATTCAAAAAGGAAGTAAAATTACTCTAA